TTTCATCTGATTTATTTAATAAACCAAGAACATTTACTGGTCTATCAGATGTTTGAATTACTTCAGCAAATTCTAATTGAATTTTACCGTTTGATACTTTTCTGGCATTATGTAATAATGTTTCCCCAGGTTTTAGGGACTCTAATGTCCCCGTGTTTAATTGATTTCCCATAGTTTAATTTTTAAGGGTTAATAAATTGGTTTAGTTTTAAATAATATATTAATGAACTTATCCCAAAGAACATTAATCTTTTTTTTACCGCTTTTATGTTTAGAATGACATAATTGTACAGGAGGCATTACATCATATCTAATACAATATTCTATTAAATATTCAGCACAATTATATCCTGTTTTATTTTTTGATAAATTATAACCAAATGATACAACACTTGGAATACCAGATAAATTAATATAATTTACAAATTCATCATAATCTCTTACAATATCCCACTCTTCCATAATATATGCTCTCCCATCATCTTCCATCCAATCTACTTCAGATGGAAAACGATAATTATCTACAAATAATAATGGACTAGTAGAAATTCTCATAATTATTAATTTTATTTACTCATAAAAAACCGCAAATACTTTACCAGTGTTACCAATAGGTTTACGTTCTTTTATCTTTGGTTTATTATCCTTAATATGTTTATAATATTTAGGATTCTTACTATTTAATTTTTTCTTTTTCATAGCTACGAATTTACAAATTTTTCTATCTCTAACAAAAGTTTTTCATCTTTAATTTGTTGAATTCTACGTTCTGTTATTTGAATTATATCAAGTAAAAAATCTTTTTTTCCTTGACTAATTTTATTATTAAGTTCTAGTAAACATAACTCTAATACTGCTTCTAATTGTTTATAATCTTGTTCATTCTCGAGGTCTACACAAAAGTTTTTAATTCTAATTTTACACATATTTAATTGGTTTTTAAGGTTTAATATTTATTTAATAAGTGTAATATTTGTTTTATTTAGTGGCTTTCCTATTCCACGGTAATTTATGTTTATTTTGTTTAATAATATAAACTATCCAATCTTCAAATGATAATTCTCTTTTATCTTCATTTTTGAATGTGTGAACTAATATTGTTCCCATTGGTATCGTTATATTAAAGTAAGTGTATAAACCATTTTTGTATTTTTCATAATCATCTAGATTTGTATTTCCAGCTTCGTGATTTATATTAGATCTACTATATTCTTTTTTCATATCTTTATTTTCTAATTGTATAACTTATTGAATCAGGATAAGTAATTATAATATCCATATCTTTTAAGTCATGTTTGATTAATATTTGTGTTAACATAATTCCTAAAGGCATTTCTTTAGAATATTCTATAGTATCATTACCATAATAAGTTGTTGGTGTATGCTTAACATAACTATATTCTTGTATTGTTTCATCTGAATTATTAGGTAAAGTAAATACTGCCACAATTAATGCCAATACTTTGATTATTTCCATATTTTTATATTTTAAGTGTTATTAAAAAAGAATAGCTAGTCAAACCAAGACAATTATGGCTGTTCAAACCTTATTTGTTTATATGACTTTAGTTCCAATAACACATATTCCATGCTATTGCATCAAAACATAGGACTACTTGGCAAGCACGCGTACTTGTGTTCACTATTCTTTATATTTTAAGTGTTAATAAATAGAATAGAACTGAGAAGGAATCTCAACCTCACAGGTTACGACTGTTAACAAAACAAGTATGTATTATGAATATTTCTCTCATTTCTATTCTTTAGTAGATAATATATAAATTATACATTAAAAACAGTATAATTACTGCAAATACACAAATAATAATTTTATATATTCTTATATGATTAGTAAGTTTGGTAATATACTAATCTAATCTCTTAATTTGTTTAAGCTTGTTCATAATATTTAGTTTTTGTTTTATTAATTATATCGAATTCCACATCACAAACATCCTTAGCCTCTTTAAGACTATATCCAAATAAATCTTTAATAAGTTTAACACATTTTAGTTTATTACTATTATGTGTGCTACATACCCATTTTAATACTATAGTTTTAGCACCAGCATCAGTAAGAACTTTAGTAGTATCTTTTGATTTAGCTTTCTCTTCATCTTTCTTCCAATTATCAGACATTCCCCTCATATTAATTTGATGTAAATCTTTTTGTATATTTTGTAATATATCTAGTAATGAATCATTTGGAATACACCATTTATTTTTATTTTTCATTTTAGCCATGTTTTTATGTTTTTTATGTTTTTAAAAGTTAATGTAAAAGGCTGAGATTATACCTTATGACACACATCTTTCGTTGTTTAATTCCAATATAATTGGTTTACAACTTATCCACTATCGTCTCCAATAGTAATGTGCAATGACGGTTAATTGAGTCAACCAATCTTAACGTTAACATCTACTCACAAATTACTCACACGAAGAGATAGGTTCTAGGGCCCATTCTTGGCTTTTACTTGCAATGTATATCAGCTTGAGGCATCAATACACCTGAATTCACACGTATGTGTCCAGACTTAGTCATCTTTCAATGATAACGAAATAGCATTTTCTCTTTGTTTAGTTTATGACAGTCATGGGGACTGGCACCCAGAAGCAAGTAGTAGCTATTTAATAGATTCGCTCTCTTTTGGAGAACAAAATACTATGCTACTTGCGTATAACTTTCCATCGTTATAGTATTTCTTGATAATCTTATTCCCTAAGACTACCATTTATACTGATTTATACACCTTATTAAGTTGGAAACTTAACTCGATATTAAATCTACAGTTTTTCTTATCGTCATCACTGACTCACTCCCCTAAACAAAAAAGGAAGCACACATACACTCAGGCGATAGCCCTCTGTTGCTGTGCGATATACTGCTTGTTTGGATTGACTACATAAATGTAGCAACATAGATTTCCAATCTACGTCTTTGGGCACATTACTGTGCTTATCAGGCCAAACCCTTTGTGGACAAGGTGAGATTCGAACTCACTTATCTAATGAAATTATAATGATGAGTTAAAAAACATTAGTCAAAGCCATCTCTTGCCCTATAATTATTATGTAACATCATCATTACCTGATAATTTACATACTAATTCTATCTTTAAAGTTGCAATAAAATCTTTTATTGGCATAACTTCAATACCATTAATGGTTTCAAATTCTCCTTCATAAGTTTTTGATGCCATTCTATCTTCAAACATTCCAATTACTGATAACAATGATTGAAATACTGCCTCCCCATAATCTAATTGATGTTGACCATACCAACCATCATATACTTCATCAGCAGTTTTATTAGTATCATCAAGTTCAACTGCTCTTATACAATGTTCTTTATCTTCATTTATTTGCTTAAGTACATCTTTGAAGACATCTTTACAAGGTTGCATTTTATCTTCACTTCGTTCTTTAAAATATTTTAATCTTTTAGTGTTATTAGTTTTATGCATGATTATTTGTTTTTAAATAAATAAATAAACACTGCACATCGGTTCTCGCATAAAGCTCCTTCCTTCGCAATGTTTATTTATTATGATGAATTAACCTTCATCGCCCAAATCGTTATCAAATTCTATTTCATTTGCTCCTTTTTCCCATTCTTCTAAACTTACAATACTAGTATGCTTTTCATCAACTGATGTCCAATATACTTTGTTATTAAATGGATCATATCTATTCAATCTACAAGCTACAGGAAATTGTTCTTCAACTATTGATTGATAAGATTGTAAAGATATTTCAGGATCTTGATATATTCCCACTAGTTTTTCAAGTGCAAGTGTTGGATTGATAGTTTGTTTACAGACTTCTATTACATCATCTATGTTCTGAAATCCTTTGATAGTTAGTAATTCTTTATAGAGTCTACTATTATCATTAAACTCTGTTGCTAATGTTGCCATGAGTACTTGTTTTTGTTATTAAAAAATCATAGTTCCCCACCATATAAATAAGAATAAACTCCACAAAAAGGCTAAAACTAATAATATGATGCCTACTATCTTTACTATTATATCTATCATCTTATTAAAGTTTAATCCCAGTGGGATATTAATAAAAAATAGATAAATATATGCTCAGAGGTATTGCGTTTACTATATGTAACAATAAGTGATACAATACTTGGCTAATATTTATCTATTCAAATGTTAATATTCTAGGTGTCGTAGGACTTTTGACTATACATGAGGGATACCCACACATATCAGGAACCATTACCCCCTGAACTGCCTAGTAATATTAACAGTTAAACTTAATTTATATCGAAAATGTATCAATCGATGCTAATTTCTTAATTCTATCTTTTAATCTTACTGCTCTAAATGGACCATCAAATATTGTTCCTAAACCATCATCTATTTTATGCAATGCTTGTATCATTGGTAATGCACATAAAACTACATCAACATCATTGTGTTCCCACATCTTTAACCAAATATCCATTTCTTCTATTACTTCTTGACTTAATGTAAAGTCTAATGAAACAGTTTTATAATGCTCAACTCCAAATTTATGTTTAAAGCTTTCAACAATAGTTTCATTAAAGTTTACCTTTAATCTTTCACTATCATAATCATTAACAGCATCTAAAACAGAACCATCTTCAAATGTAAATGAATGAGGTGAACTGAAATTACCTACTATTAAGTGATTAGATAATCTTACAGTTTTAAATCTAAGGTTGTTCTTTATTATTGTATCTTCCATTTTGTCAAGGTTTGTCCCAGTAGGACATTATAGTCTACAATATGTAGTACTACAAGCAGTTTTTATGCATACTTAGGCATATGTACGAGGTGGATTAGTTCTCTTAGTTAGTCAATAATCCATTAATAATGAACAGTTTTACACTTGTTCAGGTGTTGTTACTAATCCATATAGTTCATATGTATCTCTGATTCTAATGAACCATGAAATTGTGAAATCCAAGAACTACAAGCTGTTGAACATTTGATTGTATCATCATTCATTACAACATATCCAACATTATAATTAACAGATTTAATCTCAGGACAAATGTCTTTTAATTTGTTCCAAGTTCTTCCATTATCCATTGATATTAAATCTACAGGATTTGGAAATATTTCTTGTCTAATATGTATTTCTTTATAATTGTTAAATTCGTCTAAGAAAGTCATAGCGTTAAGTTTTATCCCAGTAGGATATTAATACTTAGTTTGATTGTATTATAAAACAACAGTAAGTTTACTACATGTCTATTAAGAGGTTTTAGATGTGGTTTTCCTTCAGACACTCCACTTTACCTTAACTGTTGTTTATGTTATAAAAGAATGAAATGTAAATATATCCATCCAATAACTGTTAGTATCAAAGAAATACAAACTGATAATCCTATTAATATGTCTTTTGTATTCTTCATAAGTGTTATATTTTATAATGCAATTAGAATGCATTAGTGTCACAAAGTGGTAAAAAGTGGTGAATGTGATGTGGGTTGCACACAACCATAGCCAGCCAGTTAACGTAGAACAATTTAAACTGACCCACACTCACACACTTGTAACTCATCTTGGTAAAGAATGAAATCAAAGTATCTGTATCTTCTTTCAACCAAGTATATACAAATATATATATAAACTTGAGAAAAAAACTAGACTACATGTCTAGTTTTTCGCTCAACTCAATGGCTTGAACAGCGCCCTTCGCATGTTCCAAGGTCATTGCACCTTCAAAGACAAGGTCTTTGCCAGGTGTGGAGTCAGGACCACCTTCATACAGAGGTTGTCCGTGAGGTATTCGCTTTACATCAGCTAAAGCGAAACCTTTTGTCAAGTCCATCTTGAATGCAAAGACTTGACTAATTGTACCATCGCTCAACCTGAGGTTAGCGACCGAGCAAAGAGCTTGCTCGTTTGCGTCAGCTTTCTTATCAAAGTAAGTGACGTCAAAAGTTTTGACTGAACGAATTACAGCACTAAAAAGGGAATTTTCCATTTTATTAGTTTTAAAAGTTAATTGGGGGACACTTTGAACCCTAATTACCCGGTGGGGTGCGCTACCATATACCTCCACGCTTTCACAAATCCCCCTTAAAAAATTTTTTTTTCATATTTTTATTAGGAATGTAAGTTTTTTATTGTATATTTGCACCCTAACTTAAAAATTTTATTTATGGAAAATGTATTTAATTATGCATCATCATTTTTTAAAGGCATGACGTCTTTATTTATGGTATTGCTATCATTTGGAGTAATGGCGGAAATTGTGTTTGGTTCCCCAGTATTTGGAATGAGCGTTATTAGTAACGTTATGGACGTAGTTAATTTATTGGGTAGCAATGGTTTTGTTGGCTTGGTAGTATTAATTATTTTATTTAAATTTGTAGATCAGAAGTAAAAAGAAGTTGAAAAAAGAAAGAGGCATACATACGTATATCACCCTTGAGGGCCGAAAGGTAAGTAAAGGGTCAGACGTGGGATTTATACCTTCTAATATTGTGGTCATTTGGCCATAAGAAGGTTAATACGCTTAAAAAAACGTTGTGAAACGAATAATTAAGTAGGAAATTTTCTCCCACAGCCTTGAAAAAGTGAAGTATAAGCTCTAGTTAGGATACAATTAGCACATAGGTATGTGCGGTGAATTAACATCAGTCTTAGTATCCTTGGGTCCCTTAGAAATAAGGAGCACTGCTAGAAGGAAATCAAACTTGAAATTAGAATTCTCAAGGGGGAACCTATATCTTTTTTTAAAATTTTATAAAAAATATTTGGATTTATAAAAAAATAATTTATATCTTTGCATAAACTAAACTAATAGAATATGAAAAAGAAAAAAATTAATTTTAAACCCTTGAGAGACTGGATACTCCTTCCAGATCCTAGAAAAACAGAAACAGATTCAGGGATTATCTTAGGAGATAACATACAAAAAGAGATAAGTACTAATGTATTAAAAGTCTTAGCAGTAGGTCCGGAAGCAAAATGGGTTAAAGAAGGAGATACTGTTATGATAGATCCAACTATAACTGGTATGATTATTTCCATTGATGATAAAACTCATGTATTAGTAGCAGAATTTCATTGTTTAGGAATTATGGATTCTGAGACTTTAGTGTGGGACAAAAATCATGCAGAGTTTGCTCCAAGTAAATGAAAACAAAAGGAACAGTTACGGTAAGTTTAGATGATTATCATACATTTTTAGAGGTACATGAAAAAAATCTAATTAAATTGGAAAGTATAACTGAAACTGCTAGAGAATTATCAGTTTTTTTATCTTATTTAGCTAGTAGAGCTGATATAGAAAGATATGTGGAGAATTTTAATTTACAATCCACTACATCTAAGATATTATTTAAAGGAGATAAAGCAATTATAAAATTTAGAAAACTAGGTGATGAAAATAACATTTAATTTAGATACTACACTTAAATATATTCAATTTTGGAATAGTTTATTTAATTTAACATCTAAGGAAATAGAAGTATTAGTAAATTTTATTACTATTTCTGAAGATGAATCTGATTTATGCTCTCAGATTAATAAGAAAAGTGTTGCTACATTTATGAGAATAAAGGATAGTAATACCCTTAATAATTATATAAAAAGACTTAAAGATAAAGGCGCTTTAACGTATAAGAATAGAAAATATGGATTACACAAATTATTATCAAACAAAAGAGATGTTGAAGTTAAAGTGGTTCGAGGGTGATGAATTAGGACATATAATAAGTACACATTTAATTCCTAAAGCTTATATAATTAGAATTATACAAGATACAACTGGTAAATTAGTAGAAATGGAAGTAATAAATATAACAGATGAATATCTTAGAGCTAGTTAAAAGTTTTACATCAGATTTAACGGAATTTGTTAAGCAAGGTGCTCCTATAGTTAATCCGAAAGAATATGAAGAGCGATTAAAGATATGTGATGACTGTGAATATAAAATAGATGGTAAACTGCCACAATGTGGAAAGTGTGGATGTTATTTATCAGTTAAAGCTAGGATGAAAACTACTGAGTGCCCTATAAATAAATGGAAGACCGAAGAAAAGAAATAATTTATTTTTTAGCTAATAGGTATAATATTTCTTTACAGGATGCAGAAGAAATTGTAGGGTTTCAATTTAAATTTATAGCTAAACGTATGGCAAGTGGAGTAGATAATACTATAAGACTCCCATATTTTGGTAAGTTTACAGTAGATAAAAAGAGAGTAATGCATTTAAATAGATTGAAAGAAGAAAAAAATAAGAAAAATGCTAAGAAAGATATTAAGAAAATATAAATTTTTGCATTATTTAGGATTTCATAATAATGATTGTATGAGAAGAATATTTACAACAAAAAATAAGTATATTTGTCTAAGGACAGGTAATATATATAAACATAAATTTAAATTATGAGTAGTTATTTAACACATTTAAAAAGAACTAAACATCATCATTCTTGTAGATGGATTGTGAAATATGATAATAATAATAGAGTGAGGGAAGTAAAGTTAGTTTATAATCCAGTAGAATATCGTACAGGTCCTAATGCAAGATCTTTACATACAATAAAAGGATTAATTAAAATATTAGAAAATGAGAGATCTATTAGTAATAGTTGATAATAAAGCGATTTCTAGTCCGTATGCTTTAACAATTAAAGAATTTAAAAAGTTAACTGTTTATGAATTAGCATTTGTATATTTTATGATAGATCATCGTTCTCCTTTTGCAGTTTATGAATGGAAACAACGTTCTAGTGAGGTAAAAAATAGTATCTTTGGAGAAAAAAAGGAGTGGATACCTTCTGCAAAGGTATTAGGAGCATGTGATAAATATGAAGAATTAATTGAAACCTCTGCTGTAAGATTACTAAAAGCAGCAAAAGAATCAGTGGTAAAATTAGAAAAATATTTTAGGGATATAGATTTAACATTAACAGATGATAATGGGAGACCTATTTTTCATGCTAAAGATTTAATTAATAATCTTGAAAAAATGGGGAGGGTAGTTGATGGACTTACGAGATTGGAAGATATTGTAAAAAAAGAAGAACAAGTAGCTAATACAAATAGAGGGGGAGTAGAAGTAAACAAATATAGTATGTGATGGATTTTTTAGAAGATTTAGAACTTTATAATATAGCTATGCAAAATGCTTATGATATAATAACTAAGAAAAAAACTATTGATGATATTTATTATGATTTAGAAGATGATACTATAACAGAATTTCCTTTACCATTTGATCCTGTAACAGAGGATGGTAGAACAGAAGATATAATAGATATGGTAATTGAGTATTTTATAAGTACAGAAGAATATGAGAAATGTGAGAAATTAGTTAAAATTAAAGAGCATCTTGAAGAAGTTTAAAAATATAGATCGTGTAAGACAAGCTGCGATTTATTTTGGAAATCATGGACATTATACTACTCTTCTTCCGGGTACTAAAGATTATTATGATTATTGGGACAAAGAAAAGAAACGATGTTTGTATGGATATACAGTTGATGACTTACATGTTACCGGATTTCATTATTTTTATTTAAATTATTGTCCTATTGATAGGGCTATAGATGAAGAATTACCAGATGGTACTATACAATCTAAACGTGAGCGTACTTTTCCTGCTTTTTATGATGGAGATTGGGACTATTTTCAAGAAATAGATAAAGCTAGATCTGAAAATAAGCATATGATTGTCCTTAAAGCTAGACGTAAAGGATATTCTTATAAAGCTGGGGCAATGCTTGCTCGTAATTATTTCTTTGTACGTAATTCTAAAAACTTTGTATTTGCTTCACAAAAAGAATATTTAATTGGGGATGGTTTATTATCTAAAGCTTGGGATTTTCTTTCATTTATAGATGATAATACTGCATGGGCTCAACCACGTTTACGAGATAGGGAAATGAATAAGATGTCTGGATATAAAAAGAAAGTGAATGGTATTGAAATAGAGATGGGAATGAAGTCTCAAATCATGGGGGTTAGTTTAAAAGATGCTCCAGATAAAGTGAGGGGAAAGGCGGGGGAATTAGTTTTCTTTGAAGAGGCTGGTTCCTTCCCCGGACTCCTTAAAGCGTGGGAAGTAACAATGCCAACAATGAGACAGGGAGCTAAAACTTTAGGGTTGATGATTGCATTTGGTACTGGGGGTACAGAAGGAGCAGATTTTGAAGCCATGGAAGAAATTTTTTATAATCCTGAAGCATATGATTGTATGGAATATGAAAATGTATGGGATAAAGGAGCATTTGGAACTAAATGTGGGTATTTTATCCCTATACAAATAAATTTGGATGGGTTTATTGATGAGCAAGGAAATTCTCTTCAAGAGAGCGCTTTAGAATATGAAGAGGATATGCGAAATAAGAAAAAGGGGACAGCTGATGCTAAATCATTAGATCAGTATATAGCTGAACACCCATATTCTCCTCAAGAAGCTACTTTACAAGTTACAGCTAATTTATTTGATGTGGCTTCTCTTCAAGAACAATATAATAAAATAAAAGTACATGGACTTCATTCAATGGGAACTGTAGGAGAATTTTATTATGATAAAAATAATGTTATTAAATTTAGACCTACCCCTAGTTTAAAACCAGTTATTAGATTTCCTCATAGAAGAGAAGATAATAATATAGGAGCTGTAGTTATATATGAATCCCCATATAAAAATGAGAAACAGCAAGTCCCATATAATTTATATATAATATGTCATGATCCTTATGGGCAAAGTCAAGCCGCGGATTCTTCATCTCTTGGAGCATCATATGTATTGAAGCGCCCTAATAATGTTTCTCGTCCAGATGATATTATTGTCGCTTCTTATGTTGGGCGTCCTAATAGTTCGGATGAATATAATAAAAATCTTTTTATGTTGGCAGATTATTACGGGTGTAAAATTGGATTTGAAAATGATAGGGGAGAAGTTATAGCATACGCTAAAAGACATAGAAAGTTACATAAATTACAGGAAGAATTTGAAATGTTGGATAAAAGAGAATTACAATCTAAAAAAGTAAAAAGACAATATGGGATGCATATGACTGAACAAAGGAAAAGACAAGGAGAAATATATATTCGAGACTGGTTAATTACATCCAGGGGATCTGGAAGTGAAGATACTTTATTAAATTTGCATAAAATATATGATCCTGCTTTATTACAAGAACTAATTAAATTTAATCACGTAGGTAACTTTGACCGTGTAATGGCTTTAATGATTGGTATGTATCATACTAGAGAATTATATAATGCTGAGGTTAAAGATATATTAGAAGACAGGGCTTCTGATAAATGGTTTGATAAAAATTATTATTAATATGAAAAAAGGAAAAAAGAAAAGACCTTATAACCCTCTCCCAGAATACTTAGCAATAGGTCCGTCACAAATTCATGGAGCTGGGATTCTCGCTACAGAAGATATTCCGGGAGAGGTTGTTATAGGTATTTCGCATGTATATGATCCTAATTTTCAACATAATTATATAAGAACTCCATTAGGAGGATTTATGAATCATTCTGATCATGCAAATTGTGAACTTATAGAGGATGAAGATAGTGACTATAAGAAAATAAAAACATTAAGAAAAATTGAATTAGGAGAAGAATTAACTTTAAAATATAGTTTATATGACATATGCGATTATTTATAAGTGTTATATTATTAAAAACATTACTAAAATAGAATATTAATGAAATTATTACAATTTATTTTGTAAATTTGCAAGTTATGGAAGGACAAGGAACTGCTAATATACCTAGACAGAAATTACCCTCGTCTAAAAAGACTAAAAAATGGGGGGAAGAGTGCGTTGATGCGTATATTGGATTATCTAGTATAGGGGGATACAGTGCTGGGTATTCTAATAGAAGGGATGCTTTAAAAAGATTTTATGATTTTTATAATGGAGAGATTGAAACTCAAGATTATGATTATGTTTTAAAACCTTATGGGAAGACACGTAAAAACTTTCCTTCTAAAATACGTAATTACCCCATCATAAAACCAATAATAGATTTATTACTTGGTGAAAAATCTAAAAGACCTTTTAATTAT